ATCTCTCCACTAGCCAACTCCAGCGTTCTCCAGGCATTCCCCTTTTTAGTCTTTGCTAACCCAAACTCCTCTAGCCATAGCCTTGATGCCTCAGCATCATCAATCCCATGCCCAAAATAGATCGGCAACTCAGCATCTTGGAATGGAGCAAAGACCTTATTTTTGGTGGTTGTGGCCCTGGTATGGATGCCTATCACTCGTTGCTTTTTTCCTATGGCAGCCTTTATCTTTTTACCACTCTTCAATTCCAACCGGATGGATGAATGGAATCTAACGGCCTTGCCACCGAACGTTGTCTCTTTATCCCCGAACATCACCCCAATGTTCTCTCTGATTTGATTCAGAAATAGCGCACATATTCTTTCCTTGGAAATCTCTCTAGACATGCGCCTCATCTCTTGGCTTATAACCCTGGCGTGCGTTGTGTATCCTAGATCGCCCGGCGTTTTTACCATTTCAGCCTTGGATGACGTTGCTGCAATGCTATCCCATATCAACAACATTCTATCGTCAGGATATAACTTGCGCTTCAACTCGATGGCAGCGTCCATCTGTTGAAACACCTCCTCTACCGTATCTGGGGCAGAGTATATCAACTCATCCATATCCACCCCAACAGCCTCCATAATTGTTGCCCCGGCTGCGCTCTCACTGTCTAGCATGAACACTATGTCACCCTCTTCTTGTGCATAGGCTGCTGTTTGGGCTGCTATTAGGGATTTACCCGTTGATGTGTCCCCATACACTTCTGATATCCGGCCCACAGGCCATCCCTGTCCCAATACCCGGTCTAACACAATACTGCCTGAACTCATATACTCTGTGACGTGCGCTAGACTATCCGGCGATGAGAACAGCGTCACTTCCATTTGCTTGGCCTTCATAGCCTTGGCTATTTTTGCTGCCTTGCTCTTATTTGCCACTGTCCACCTCATCCATGATATCAAATGCCATATTTATCAATCTATCTAACTTTTTGCCTGGTTTCATTCCAGTACCCAAGAAATAGGTCTCTAACAACTCCTCTTCCGTGTATGACTGGATCGGCTTGTTGGCGTCTAGCCTAACCTCTCTCCCCTCACGTATAACGTCTAACGACACACTATGAACGTAGTACGCTCCAGCCTTTATCAAGGCTTCTTCAATATCCTGACGATATATCTTATGCTGGTCAGTCTCATTGACCGTGACCACGATCCTGGCTACTGCGTCAGTCCAATCCTTTTTCCTCACTTGCTTCAATATATTTTGCGTCAGCCCACGCTCAATCCCGGACACGTCTACATACAAGGTCTTGTATGGCCTGGCGTCTATCTCTATGAACTCCCACCTAACGTCTCCGTGGTCAAATTCTATCCACACAAACCCTTTATCATGTTTCTCCTCGGAGAAGTCCACCCTCTCTAGACTTCCAGCGTATACAACCGGCATCCCGGTCTTGGCGCCTAAATCTTGATGCATATGTAGATGACCTAGCGCCACGTAATCCCACGGCCCCTCAGTCAAAGATTGTAAAGGTACAACCGGCTCAGCAGACACTGTCTCCACATATCTCTCTGAACCATATTGCGCAGCATCTACCGTGAAATGTCCCAACAACACGCAAGGATCGCCCGGCTTTATAGCGCCTCCTAAATTCTCGATTATCTCCGACAGTTTGTCTCCAACTAGCGCCCCAATACTGTCTGGTGATAATCCCCTAATCTCTATAGGATCGGCTAACCGACCTTTTGCCGGGTATGGTACAGTGGCTACATATAACGTCTCATCCCCAACATCTATCTCTATCACCTCATAATCGTTTCCAACTACAACACCATCGACCTGTAAGGTCTCAAATAATTCCAGGGATGACGATTTATAAGCATGCCCAGGTAGATCGTGGTTTCCAACTAACAATACCACGTCGCAAATATCTCTCAATCGGATAATCCTCCGGGCAAACTCTCTCATGTACAGGGTGTCTGGATTAGGTTTGTGAAAGGCATCCCCGGCAAAGAGAACCACATCGCACCCGTTATCTTCAGCGTAATCTATCAGGGCATCTAACATATCTAGATAATCCAGCACCCTCCCATTTATGCGTGTCTCTGGGTCTTTTGGCCCATATGTATCTACTCCAATATGAAGATCGGCAAAATGGATCGCCTTTATCATTTGTAACTCTTGCCAATACCCAGCCTATCCTCTTCAGGCAAATCTCCAGCATCCATAAAATCTAACGGCCCATACAACTCCTTATAACCCCCAAGAAATCTACGCCTGTTATCCTTTATAGCCCAACTCTCTCTAGTCTTTATCTTAGATCGGATACAATCAATGATAAAAGCCACAGCAAGTATCAATATAAGTGCAATCGCAATAATTTGCCACAGTTCAATCTTCATCAATTACACCCTCCACTAACTCATAAAATTCTCCAGTGGCCTGGTTGTACGCCATGATCATAGCCTCTATAGCGTCTGTTCCAAACTCCATGTCAATGTTTATCCCTTGGCGAGTGAAAATAACTTCACCATTTCTCTCGAAAACATAGCGCAAGACTAATTGCCACCGGTCTGTCTCAGGGTTGATGTTTACCATTGCCAGCGCTGTCCGGCTGCCTAGTGGTACATCTATGGATACCTCTTTATATTTGGGTTGTTTGGGCATTTATACCTCGTCAAAAGTGGGCAGATGTGAGTAGGGGATTACGCCAGCATCTGCCCACTTATTGTGTGACACAGCCCGGTGGGGATTCGGGCTGTAACCACCTAGCCTAGCGCCTTTTGCGCCTGGATGATTTGCGTGCTGCCTTGCGCCTGGTCACTTCACGCTTGACTTCAGGCTCATCCTCCTCATCCTCTTCTTCATCCACATCTTCATCCTCGTCATCCTCTTCTTCTTCCAAATCTTCATCATCATCTTCATCCTCGTCAACCTCTTCTTCCTCCTCATCCTCATCGCCACCGAATTGAGGATCATCTAAATCCACCTCATCCAGCCCAAATTCCTCCACCAACCGGTCATAAGGATACAGATACACTGCATGGCCCTCTGACAGTTTGGCGTCTTCGTCTGGATCCATAGACACCTCCACCCAGGATAGGTCTTTGGCATCCTCTAGCCATTTAGACATTATCTCATCCTTGGCGTGGAGTGGTGTAATCTTGCGGCGTGGATTGGGGTTGTAATCGGTGTTGATGCCTGAACCGGATTTCTCAATGGTCAGGTCTGTGCCCTCATCCGGGTTGTAAATATCCCCATAGTCAGGATCGTTGATCAAGGAGATGATGTAGTTGAAGATTTTCACACCCGGCGTGAAGATAAGTGGCCCGGCCTCCTGGTCTGCACGATTTATGGCGTTCATCCAGTATTGCCGGCTAACCCTCAACTCTTTGGCCAGCGCCTTGGATGACTTATCGCCTAACTTATAAAGTTCATCCACCAACTCGCAAATCGGGCATTCCAACTCACCTTCAGATGTGAAACTGGGGCAATACGCCATTTTCTTGTTAGGGAAGTAATGACGCCCAACAGTTTGGAAGAAGAACTCCATCTCCCCAACCTCAGGCATGATGCGGATGATATTCTTCCCGGTCTTTAGAGATAGGAACCCCAACCCGCCACCGCCTGTGTCAGTCTTGCGAAGTTTATCCCTCACACGTGCGATGCGTTCTTCCCGGCTCAATTCTGACTTGTTGCTTTTGGTTTTCTTTGCCACGGTCTTCCTCCATAATTGAATGATAACTTTTAGAGTGGGTGGGCTCTCCGCTGCCGTATCCAAACACCTATTGGTGCCGTCGCAGGAGTGGCATCCGGCTAACCCACCCTACTATACTAAACTTGTTTGCGCCTTGACTTCAAAGTTCTCTTCACCTCTTTTGTGGCTTCATCCAACTGTCGCAGTCTCATATCTGTTTGCCCATATTCCTGGCGCATGTTGGCGCCTAGAGATACAAGCATCTCAGCCCTCATTTTCAAGGCATTGACCACCGCTTTGATAAAGGCCACGTCATACTCTAGCCTAATTTGCTCATCCCGTTTCTTGCTGTAATCCTCATCCAACAAAATGTTGGCCTTCACCTTGCCTTCAGTATACTTCTCTCCCTCTTGATCCATCTGAGCACGGTAGTCTAGATCGCCCTCAGCATATAATTCCTCCACCTCTTTCTTCACGTCATTCAGCGCCTTCTCCATCCCGGCCTGGACTGTAGAGAAGTATGCAAAGATTGCTGCTTGCTGGGCATAATCCTGGTCTATCGTTGCCTCATGGATGTAGAATATATCTATGAAATCTATTGGAATGTTTTTGCCCTCTGGGGTTTTGATCTTCAAACTTGTATGTAGAATGTCGTCAACTATTGTCATTTTTATCCGGCCTCTCGATCTTATCTATAGCGAACACATTGATCTTGCCTGCTAACCCATCCCATTTCCGCATCATACGTGCAGTGAAAATAACACCCTTATAATGCCACTCCACCACTACATTATTCTCATCGTCATGCCCAATAATAATAGGATCGCAAATCATCATAGATTTAGGCATCCATGTTTCAACTGTGTCTAGCCATGTGCCCGGCTCTATAACCCTTTTAGCGTCTAACACCCATTTAGAGAGTGATTTTCTTGCCATGGAATTCCTCATACCATTCT